TGTCGGTAAGTTCAGCACCCATTGCAATTTCTAAACAACGCAACGCATTATCACTACCTTTGTTAATTATTCTTTCTATGACTTTAGGTTTTTCTTTTGCGACTTTACCGAAGTCTCTACCGCCTTTATTAAACCTTTTGTCTAAATCATTAATGTCTTTCTTCAAAGCATTAACTAAATTATTCATCTTTTCGTTGGCCGCAAGTATCTTACCAAAGTCTTCAGCTTGTTGTGCTATAACTTTCTTCTGACTTTCTACACTTGCTTCTAGTTTGATTTGGTTTTCTTTTAGAATTGCATTATCTCTTTGCAACTTCATAACATATATACCTGCACCAGCAATCGCTGCCACAAGCACACCTACCATAACCATTTTTACGCCACCAAATATCATTTAACTTCTCTTATTTTTTCTTTTTAAAACCTGGTATCTTGTTAATTAGAGCAACGATATCTTCGCATTTCTCGTTGACATACCAACCAACTACAACACCGACTATAAAACCGATTGTAATAAACATTATTTTTTACCTCTTAATTTTACTTGTTCTACTTTAATCTTTGCTATCTCGTCTTCTAATTTATTTATTCGTTTAGATAACAAAGGAAACTTTTTAATTAACTTTTCTTCTTTTGTTAATACATCTAAATCGTATCTTTTCGCTGCCCAATTATAACATCTGTCAACCTTCTTATAAAACCATACACCCATTTTAGTTTTTCTAAACCAGGCATTAGTTGATTGACCAATGATTGCACCTGCGATTGCTTTTACTATAAAAAAATACATAATTATTTCGTAGGTTTCGCTCCTCTAGGTGCTGATGAATTGATTGCCCAACGACCGAACAACCTTACAGCATAATAAGCGGACTTAATTTTCCACTTAGGAACAGAAGGTTCAGCGTATTGCATACCTTGTAAGAATATCTTATCCGCTATACTTCTATATAGTTCTCTGGCTTTTTTCGTAGGTATAATACCTGCTTTAAAAGCACCATTAATTTTTTCATATAATATATCGTGTACTACTGCTGCTCTAGCAACATCAAACGGAGCAATAAATGCCCAACACGCTCTCGGTACACTTGCAAGGTCAGTTATATAACCTTTCGGTACGGTAACTTCGCCTGTATCTTTTGTGCTTACACCACACTCTATTAGTTTTGCTTTTTCTCCATCCGATAAATCTGCTATAAATGTTAACTTATTATTTAACACCCAATTCCTCGGTGGTAAGAATATAGCGTCTAGCAGTCCATTAAATCTACTCATATGTTTTTATTTACCTTTTTTATTTTTATTGATAAAATCTTGGTAGACTTTACTTGCTTGACCTAAATCCTTTTTCTTTTCAGGATCTTTCGCTCTCTTACTTGCTACTTTTGCTCTTTGTCCCATTGCAATTGCAGCCTGTATTTTGTGAGCGTGTGTCTTACCAGAATTTTTTATTTTGTTTACAGATTGAGTTGCTTTCTTTTTATCTGTAAAACCTAAACCGTGAATTGTACCTTTAGGATTTTCATCTGTATACAAATCACTATGTTTATCTGACCCAGCAGGTTGACCTTTCTTTCTAGGTACTCTAGCGTCATCTTCTCTTGCCACTACCTTTAAATTAAAGTCTTTTTTACTTTGGTCTATACCTTTTCTAGGATCTTTTTGCGACACTAGTCCTACACTTCGCATAGTTCTATGTCTTCCTTTTGGTGGTGTATCTCCTAAACTAGCGATTGGGTGCATTGCACCATAACTACCACCACCTAAACCTAAACTGCCAAGTGGTCCAACACCACCAGCACCGTATTCTTTTAAATTTGCTTTTTCTAGGATTGTTTTCTTTCTAGGTTCTTCAACAAACTCAACTTCTGTTTTACCAAAAGTTTTATTGTCTACTATAACATCTAATCTATCCATTTGGTCTAGGATAGAGTTCATCATTACAGAATTTGTTTCTTTATTTTCTTTAACCGTATTACTAAACTTTTTTGTAATAAGTTTTCTTAACGCTGCCTCAGCGTCATTTTCATCTTTATATTTTTTATGTGATTTTGATAAAGGGTGCATACCATTTGGGTTCATATCTACACCGCCGTGTGCTACTGCGTTTGCTGGGGCGTCTTCTTTGACTACTTTCCAACCCATTTGTAAATATGTTCTTAACTCAGCATCCCAGACTAGTCTTTCTTTACCATCTTTAGAAATCTTAACTTTCTTTTCAGTTATAGTTTCTTCAGGAACACAATTAGGTACATTTTTACCATTCTTCTTTTTCATACCTACTTGTTTGTAACCAGTCCAACAAGCTTCCCATACATCTTTAAATGTTTTAATATCTCGCATTTAAATAATCTCCAGGTATTAATACTTCTTTATTATCTGTCTCTAAAGTATATATGTCTATCCCAAACGCTGTATGTGTTGGTCTGACTTCATTTTCTACATCAAAAGGAGTACCAGCAGGTAAAAAATCTTCACCATCAAATACTTCTTCTTTTAGTTGATATAGACCAGGTACTAATACTCTATTTTCAAAATACTCTTCGTTTAGTTCCTGTGTATACTTAAACTCATCAACAGATTTTAAATACTTAACACAGGTACTTTCTAAATTGTTTCCGTGTTCAGTATAAAACTCTTTGTCTTCTTTTACTAATAGAGTTAAAGCAGTTGCAAAACTACCTATACGACCACCTAATCCTACTTTACTTAATATTCTTTTCAGATTGAATACAAATCTATGTAGCATTGTGTAGGCGTTCTTTTCTTTTGTAGTTTTCAAAGATAAAAATTTCTTTAATACTTTACCTTTCTCATCAATAATACCTAATTTAAAAGCAGGTTGCTTGTTAAAAGGTGTTACCAACATCTTCACTACTCTATACGCTATCAATAAATCAATTGCTCTTGTTGCCATTATAGTTTCTCTAACTCTCTTTTTATATACTCGTCTTCCGTTAAAGCGATTAACTCTTTCGGGTACAAGTAATTCAAATATGTAAAAACAGACTTTAATATTGGCCAGTATTTTGTGTCATTTTTATATAACAACAATGTAATACAAGCGTCTATACCAAATACATTTTGCAACACTACAATATGATTTACAACAAGTCTAATTTTTATAGAACCAGTTGTTTCATATTTTCTGAATAACCTTTTGAGATATTTAAATCTCTTTATATCATCCCAAAATTCTTTTTCAGTTTCAAATGTTGGATTGTCATAATGCTTTTGTGCATATAACAACCAATTATCTTTGGTTATCTGTTTAAACATTTATTTACACTAATTTAGCGTAAACCTTTGATGAACCGTTAGACAATGTTTCAAACTTAACCTCTAATTTCAAGTTATCAATTCCAGGACCATTATCTACTACCACATCTTCAGGTTTAGTTTCAGTTGTTTTACCATATGTACCACCGAATTGTTTTACTTCAGCAGTAACCGTACCAGCGTCACCTTCTAATTTAACAGGACTAATATCTAATCCTATTCTCATAAGGTTCTCTCTTAATTTGTCAACCGCTTGTTGAGGTTTAATGTATTCCATATCTGCAACACTACCTACAAAAGCATTAACTCTTTTAAGAACGCTTGGGTCTTTCAAATTTGCCGTACCTAATGAACCATCTTCAACTGCATTACTTGTAGAAGTACCAGTTGTAGCGGCACCATATTTGTTGGCATTTGATTTCACATTGCCTTCTTTTAAATGTTCTTTAAAAGTTTTCATTTTTTTCTCCTACTTATATTTGTCTGACTTTACTTTAGAACCATCTGCTCTAGGTATCATACCTTTTGCTTTTAGATGAGCCTTATCTGTAAAGCCTGCCTTACCTGCTTTATAACGCTTCATAGCGTCAGCAGTATTAGGCGCTTTCTCATTTACTAAATCTTCTTCAAAGTCTTTTAATTCTTCATCTTCATTAAACTTTGTAAAAGTTTTTATCATTTTTTCTCTTCCTGTTTTACTTCAGGTTTAATATGTTTTTCTGCGTTTCTCAAAGTCAAATCGCTTTCTTCTTTTCTCATCAACTTTTCAAGTATCTGTACTGCACCGTGAACGGCGTTTAAACTTGCTCTGGACTTTGCTAAGTCTTCTTCAAGTCTTTGTACGGATTCTTGTAGTTGTGTTCTTTCTTTAAGAAGTTGATTATATTCTTTCTCAACGACACCTATACTTAAACTCATTATGTTCTCCTAATTATATATTACGCAACTACAAAACCGTGTCCGCCTATTACATTCCATTTAGAATTTTTAAATAGACATTGTACGGTTTCACCTTCAGCATTAAGAGTGATAGTTGAACCACCTCTTAAATTTGTTGGTGTTATAACAATATTATTACTACCAGTTCCGATAGCAATAACCGTTTTAATTTGACCATCAGTACCATCTGCTAATGATAATGAAGCTGCACCAGCAGTTTGGTTTACTTCACTTATTGCTGAAGTAGTATCAATTGCTGTACTAGTGTTTGTTAATGCTTCTGAGGTCTGTGCCAATCCAATGTATGTAGGTATGTTATTGAAAACATTTTTTGCTGTTACCTTTTTATTGATTGGTGTATTTGAAGGGTCATCAACAATATGAAACAAGTCCACATCTGCTAATGCCGAGCCCAAGTCATCAAGGGCTGTGATTTTTTTATCTGCCATTTTTGTTCTCCTATAATTCCGAGTTAACGGTAAACTACTCGTTGCATTGTACAACGACCATATACACTATTTATACAAACAAAAAGGGGACCACAAAGGATCCCCTAATTATTATAGTTTAAATTTTAGTTATTAACTTCCAACCGTAATAGTTCCAGCGGCTGCACCAACAGCTGCCGAGATAGTTCTTACTGCGTTTCCGCCACCGATAGCATCCACTATTGTTGCACCATTTAAGTCAATGGTTTGAGCCGCAATTGATATAACATCATTTGCGTTAACATTAGCGTTTGAAGCAGTTCCTGAAAAAGAAAGTGTATCTCTAGTTCCAGCACCACCGTCCATCGTTAAAGTAATTGAGGAAGCTCCTCCACTACCTGCTTGGTCGTTAGAAACATACATTAAAGGCGAACCACCTGCAATTGTAACCTGTTCGTTAAAGTGAACCTCTACTACAATTGATGAACCACCTGCACCTGAAATTGTTTGACCAGTTGCAAAGTTCACAGCGTCAATAGTTGCTTGTCCTAATGCTGTTGCTAAATTACCAATAGCGACTAATACTTCTGGAGTTGCGTTTGCGTTATCGTTTCCTGACGCTTTTGTGCCTGCCTCTTGCACCCAACCCATATTATTAGCAAAAACTTCTTTCTTCTGCTCTGTGGTTAGGTTTTTAGGTTTGCTCTCGTCATTTGTGTCTGCTCCCCATAGTCCCATAATAGTCTCTCCTTATTAAATTAATTTTTAAGCTTAAAGATTAAATTAATCTTAATACTATTTATAACTATTTGAAGCCTAGTTTTTTGAGTTGTGAGATTGTGTTAGAAGTTGAGGTATGTAGTATTCCTATACCACCTCTTGCTTTGAATTGTGATATATTCTTTGCGTAATCATCAATTAGTATAGTAGGTAGACCACCTACTTTAGCAAAGTTTTGTTTCTCTTTTCTTTTTACTAGATTAATTTTACTACCAGACATACCTAATCTTGTTCTAGCCCATTTACTTTTACCAGGTATACAATTAGGATCAGTAGTTTGTTCTACATAAGCAGATAATATGTGTGGGTCATACTTATTAATAAATGACCATAGTCTTTGACCACCTGGATTCCAAGGTAGATTACTCCAGAAGTTAGGAGTATTCATAATTGGTTTCCACTTATCTCTTATTGTTTTAAATCTTTGTCTAGGTTCTTTTGCCCATTGTGATAAAGGCATACCAACTGCTCTTTCAGCAGCCTGTTCAAAATTACACAGGACTCCGTCCATATCACAATATATTCTAGGTAGTTTTTTATCTACGAGTGAATACTCTTTAAGACTTTTAACCTGATGGATAACATCTTGTCTTAATTCTTTAAACTTCATAGTGTTTCCTTTTCTCATTATGCTTTATTATTACACATTTCTCAGCAAAAGTCAAGCAAAAAATGAGCAAGTTTTTACACTTGATAGTCTATTTTAGGGTTTACTTCAACCTTATCTGACTTTGTTTTGTTATCTGTTATCTTTTTTTCAGGTTCTTTTGATTTAATATCTAAAGGATCTTTTTCTACTGCATTTTTAGGTAGAACGGTATCACTAGACATATCTTCTTTCTTACCTGCTCTTAATTTTGCAAGGTCAGAACCATCTATTTTACCATTTTTGTTAACATCTAACTTCTTTTGTTTAGGTGATAACTTTTCATTTACTTTAGAGATTGCGTCTTCTAACGAACCTGGTTTAATATCTAAATATCTTTTTCCCATTACTTACTTCCTCTAACTTTCTTTGCTAAATCTTTATCTGCACCGCCCCAAGTACCACTTGATTTGGTTACAAAAGAGTTTACTCTAGCAAGTGCCCATTGTTGTTGTGTAGCACCTGGTCTATGACCACCTTTCCACGCAGCCATTCCTCTATCATAAACTTTCTTTAAAATAGAATACGGCATACCTGTTTTTTCAGCTTTGTTTTTTACTGCTTTAATTGTTTCATACATTGCCTTTGCAGGATGTTTTGAGTTTTCTACTTTCATTTTCTTTTTTACCATATTAGTTGCGGTACCATATCTCACACTATCACCTTTTTCCTTACCATATCTATCTCTAAAAGATTTCTTTGGTAAATCATCAGCAACTTTGTGTACCATTTTTATTTGTTTTTTAGTTAAGTCAGCTTCTTCTTTCTTAACTTCTTTCTTTTCTTTATCTTTTAAAAGTTTTTGTGCGAGACCTACTGATAACGGCACTTCACCAGTATCTGGATTAGGTTCTGGTTTAACTGCCTTATTCTTTTCAATTTCTAATTTCTGTTTTAGTAAAGCAACTTGGTCTTTTAATCTGTCTATACTTTCTTTAGACTTCTCTTCTTTTTCTTTTTTCTTATCTTCGTCTTTACCTTTCATCATATCTTTTAATTTGATTTTACCGCTTTCAACTTCTCCGTTTTCAGTTTCATCTTGTTCAAACATACTACCGAATATTCTAGCGTATGGGTCTCTTGCATATAAGTGACCTCCGTGTGTATCAAATCTAGTTTTTAATTTACTCATAAAATCTTTGTTGGTTACATTACCTCTTGCACCTTTAGCAGGAGCATTAACACCAGCAGGTTTAAATAAGTCACCTGTTTGTTTATCTATGAAAGCGTGTATACTTCTCTTTTGTCCGTTTTCTGTATCGTGTATTTTAATATATTTAGGACCTACCGTTTTCATTAAATCTCTTTTTTGTTTAGCGTATAATGCTTTGAAACTAGGATGATTTTTAATCTTGTCTTGTCCTATTTTAATATAGTCATCAACGCCTTTCATTACATTAGCGTTCTCTTCTAAATTTTCTTCTTTAGTAATAACTCTTACATCATCACCAAACTTTGCTACTACTTGTTTGTGTATGTTCTCTACATCTTTAGCACTATCAACTCTTACTTCTGAACCAGAAGCTGATAGTTCACCACCACCAATCTTACCTTTAAACATATTGGCAACTTGTTTTGCTTGTGATGAAGACTTACACATATATTCAATGTATTCTGCATATTCTTTTAATTGTTCTTCTCTAATTCTTACATAAAATCTATTATTAAATGGTGATTGATAACCGTCTGCTTTTGTTCCTTTGTGTAATTGCATTAGACCACTAGCAGCATTTCTTGCTTGTGTCATATTAGGATAAACCTTATCTAAAACTTTTGTACCATTTCTTAATTTTATAAAATCAAATTTTGCTTCTTTAGTAGGTTTTAGACCTTGTTTTTTTAATCTGTCTATGTCTGCTTCTGACGGAGCGTTCTCTTGTTTGTTCTTATCTTTTTGAATATTTTTAGATGATTGGTCACTAGTATGTGTTTCTGTAATCTCTTCCCAAGATTTATTTTCAAAAGTAGATAGTTTAATACCTTTAGGAATTTGAATACCTTTTTGTATCATACGACTTGCAGCCATAGAAGAAAGGAAAGGAATGTCTGCTTTGTATAATTTTGGTAATTGTGAATTTGTTATCTTGTCAAAGATATTTCTTAATTGATTAGCTCTTGCAAGTGATATTCTTGCACCTTTAAGTCCTGAATATTCTTTTTTAAGTTTTTGTATTTGAGCGTCTGTAAACTCCCATAACATACTTTCAGGTAAATCTTCTTCACCTAATATTGACTTAACCGTAGACAACGGAAGTTTCATCTTCTTTGCTATTTCTTCTGGTGATGAACCACCTGCGAACATAGTGGCAATTGTTTTCATCTTACCTTCGTCTAGCTGTATATCGTTTGCCCAGACTTCAGCGATTGCTTCTGCCATTGTCTTTTTGTATCTTGTCATTTTCTTTCCTCGTATTCCTTAATGTCTATTATTAATCTACCTTCACCTTTATGTAATCTATGATAAACCATCTTCGGTATGTTATACTCATTACCTACTTTCAATACTTCTGGCAACTCATTATCCATTTGAAGTTTCCAATTAACACCAGAGACAACTTTTATTTTTCTATCTAACTTGTCTCTATGCCAAATTAGTTCTTTGTCTTCAACATCAAAATTAAAAACTCTCTGGTGTATACCATTTGTTTTTAAATCAGTATACGGTTTACCAAAAGAAGTTTCCGCCATTGCCAAGTCCTAAACTCTTTGCATATCTAGGCAGATTACAAGCCCAATATGACGCCTTTGTTTTATCCTTTTGACTAGCACATCTATGTCTAGCTGCAAAGGACTTTCTAGCTTTGGGGTCGTTTAGTTTCACTTTCAATCCTGTTGTATCTCCCCAAGTCACCTTCTTAATTTTGTCTCCGTCTTTAACAAAGACATAAAACTTTTTAGGTCCACCTCTTTTAGGTTTATTCAGAGGAGGGTTCTTTTCCTCTTCTGCAATCGGTATATCTAAAGGCACACTTTGCTCTTCGTATATACCAAACTCACCTATATCAGTTGATAGTAATTCTCTATCCCAAGCGCTATCAACTTCTAATAGACCTTCTTTAAACAAATCTCTTGCCTCTCTAAACAAGGCATAAAATTCTTCACTATGAATACGATAGATATTATTTGCTAGAGGTATGTTATTCTCTATGTGATAATGCAACGACTTTGTTATCTTTTGTGCGTAATCACTAAATCTTAGCATACTCTTTAAACGATTGCACTTTCAACCGTTCCTCCATCTTTTTCACAGCTTCGTCAATCTCTTTTTGATACTCTTCGCCGTATCGTTTCTTATATTTATCAATAGTCTCACTTGAAGCGGCCCACTCTTTTATATCATTTGTGGTAATCTTCTCTGGTGCTTGTTCAGCACGCTTCTTACTATCTACTGGTTTCTCACTTGGCGTCTCTCCAGGTGTCATTTCTTTAGTATGATTAGCATAATCAGCACCTATTTCGTATGCTTCTTTGCCGTACATTTTATCAAATTTTTTAGTATGTTTAGACGGTTTAGTCTTTGCGTCTTTATCTCCTGGCGCAGCTTTGTAATCACTATCTTTATCACTCTTTTTATATTTCTGTTTAGAAAAGAAATCTGCTCTTTTATCTTTGTCTTTCTTCTTCAAATCTTTATAATATTTTTTAGGTTGTGTACCTTTTTTATCTTTTACATCTTTATCTTCTGGTCCTTTTTTACCATACGCTTCTTTTAGTTTCATATCTAGCTCTTTCTCGGACATAGCCTCAAAGCCAAAGTCTACATTTAAATCGTGTTCGTGTATTCTAACTTCGTCTATCTGTGGTGTAGGAACACAATCCCATATCCAACATTTGTGTAAGTTAGAATTGTTATCTTCTAATACAATGTAATTAGTTCCTCTTCTTACTACTTTACCAGAAACATCTTGTCTTTGGTCTTCTACTATATCGTCTTGTTTAAATAATTGTTCTCTTATGTAAAGGTCTCTTACCTGCCATTGAGTAAAGTTTTCAATAGAAGATATAGGTTTCATAGTACCTAATCCGTGAGATTGCATATTCGCCGCTATGTTCATACCTTTTCTAACTAGACCAAACAACTTCTGTTTATCTCTAAATGAAGTTGGTAAACCTCTTTGAAAAGATTTAAAATCATCTTTTGCGGCTGCGTCTCTCATCTTACTTGCTGACATACCTGTTGCACCTTCAGCGTCTGGATCTCTTTCACCAGCACTTACAACATTAATTTTGTCAAACTCGTAATCAGTACCTCTTGCCTTTACGCCGTTATATCTGTTTAATAGAGTTTCAAACTCTCTTACTCGGTCGCTTCCTACGACCATTGTTATTTCATTTGCTTTACCATTTAATTTGTTGATAACTTCTATCGCTGTTCTAGCGCCAGGTATTTGTTTTATCTTACTAGCATATCTAGGAAACATTGACTTCATAACTGAAATTTTATCAGCAAGTTTTAATGGATTCTTTTTACTATCAAAAGAACCACTAGGTACTATAATAAAATCATTTGCACCTACACTCGCAACTTTATTAATAAGTTTTTCGTGTCCTATTGTTGGTGGATTAAATCTACCAAAGGTAAATGCAATATGTTTTTTAGGTCTTCCTACTGCTTCTTTTAAACTATCTATTTCTTTATCTGTTATATTACCATCATCTAAAATATCTTTACACTTCTTATAGAATTTTAAGTAATGGTATTTTTCTAACATTTTATAGATAACATTTTTAGGTAGTTTGTGTTTCTTACCAAACTCTCTAATTTCTTCTGGCGACATATCACTTTGAAATGCGTCTTGTCTATCTTGTATAACTTGGTCGCCTGTATCAATGATAGATTGTATACTATC